GTGACTCCTTAGACTCGGTTAGGAAAGAAGATCGCCTCGTCAGACTTCGGTGTGCCCTCGCCACCCCCTCCGGCAGGAGGAGCACCACCCAGACCCTTGTCTTCTTTCATGATTTGTGCCAGTGCCGCGAATGCCGCAACCAGTGGCGGATACGCCGAGATCGCCGCATAAGCGGGACTCTCGCGCAACTCCTTACCAAAGGGCGTGGATTCGGGCAGAACTCGGTCCAGTACGGTCTTGACGGCAATGCTGGTCTCTGCATACTTGGCGCCGCCCAGAGTCTGGTCGGCCTTCAGTTGTTCCTGCCAGAGCGCAATATTGGCGTCGGTCACTTCTTTGGCCCGCACTTCCGCAGCCTCGTAAGCCGCATGGCGCTGGTCGAGAAGCAGGACAGCCTGATCGTTGGGCAGATTCTTTTCCTTCGCAAAGGCAAGGATCTGATCCACGTCGGCCTGGATCGCCCGAGAACCCTCGGGAATCTTCAGGTCGTAAACGATCGGTGCTGCCGGTGGAGTCCCCGATGGCGGCGCCGCCGGCGGTGTTCCCGCGGGAGGCGTCACTGGAGGAGTTACCGGCGGCGTCTCGATAGGAGGCGCAGACGGTAGTGTTTCGATGCTCATAGAATTCCTTTCATGAATTGTTCTCAGCCTCGGATTTCTCCTTGGCCACTCTTTGGGCTGCTTTGTGCTCCAGCTTCTGGCGTTTCTCGTCCTGCTGGGCCTCGGTCATCATCTGGAACAGACGCTGAGGATCGGCCTCCGCGATCTTTGCCATGATGAAGTGGCCCACGTCCTGCTTGCCAGCGTTGACGAAGGTCATGTTCGCCTCCGGATCCACGACGGAATTAAACGTTTTGCAGTAGACCAGAACCTCCCATAGTGCTTTGCGGCATGCTGCAAGGGCGGCGGACTCGCGCCAGGCCGCAAGAGAAACCTCGGAATGTCGTTCGGACACATCCCGCTTGGCTTCGACTCGGTTCCGGTCTGCTGCGTTGTCACCGTTATCCCTGCCGCTCACAGTCCCCCCTTAGCTCGTGCAACGAATAAACGCGAATGGTCCCTTGGCCGCCGTGAATGTCGTGGGCGGAACAACGAACCGCGGAATGGTTCCGAATACTGACGTCAACTCCGAGGCCGTGACATCGATGAATGTGGACGTCGCCATCTTCTGCAGGTGCCCGGTGACCGCATCTCCCTGGAAGGAGACGTAATACCGCCCAGCGGGAAGATCGACGGGAACCAGAAGACTCAACTCCTGGATGGTGCTGGCCGTTCCCAAGGTCGTACCCGCGACCAGCGAATTGCCCAGTAACTCACCCTTGCTATCCCGAAGGATCGCGATGACCTTGGTGGTTCCACCCGTGGTTCCGACCAGATAGCCAATCGCAGTGGCATGGCAGACAGTCTGAACGTAGACGTCGGTGATCGGTTCCAGCGTCACCGAGAACGCCGCCGACGCCCCATTTGCGGTATAGGGAAACGACATCTGCACATTCGAATACGCGTACTTACCGCTATGAAGCGAGAGATCCGCCATCGCGTAGACGATCGTCCCGGATGTGAACGCCGAGGGGAACCAGCGGAACCACACATCGCGCTGTTGAACGCCCGTCTTCACCTGGACGTTGGCCGTGTAATTGGGGCCGACCTGCTTCCAGGTAACCTGACCGTCGTTACTGATCTGCAGTTGGTTGGTGGCCACCCATGTCCCGGTGATCGACATCACCAGCTGATTGCCAGCCTTCACAAAGCAGGCGGTTGTGCCCACGCCAGCCGCTGTCTTCGAACTCGACACCGAGCAGGTCTGCGCGTAAGCGGTTTGGCCCAGTCCTGCCAGCAAAGGCAAGCCGAGCAACAGATACAGGAGAAACCGATACAGGAGAAACCGAATATTCAGTTTGATCATTGGATACCTCGAATGCCCGTGACCAGTTGCGCCAGGGCATTGTCTCCAGTGGTTGGGGATTGGCTGAGATCCTTGGCGGATCCCGCGTACTTCGCCGCGACATCCGCGGCGTGTGCTTGCGCGACCATTTTCTTCTCGTCGGCAATGCTCTGGGCGGCGACGTCGGCCTCCACCAGGATCTTGGGATTGACGTCGAGAATGTCTCCAATCTCCTCGAGAGCCGCGCCGATGCTCACGTAGTGCCGTGCGTCGGGGAATACCGGCGCCGCGTTCACGACCGTCGTCAGCAGACGGTCCACGCCGACGATGCCACTGAGACGCTGGGCCGTGGCCATGATCGAGGTGTACTCGACCTTGAGCGTGACGCCATGGAGCTCAGGAGGCGCATCAGGAATGAATCCCCGGCGGTCCATGATCGCGAACGTACGATCGACGAGTGGGTCGAATCCTTCATCGTTGAACCGCTCGTAAGTGGGCCCGAGGATGAGAGACCGCTCCTGCGCGCGCTGTTCCACCTCGGTGGCGGTCATCTCCCCGCGTTCTGTGGAAAGCATCGAGAGGAAGAAGTTCACCAGGAACCCGTCCTTGATCTGGTCACGGTCCTGCTGATTCCACACCTCAAGCTTTTCCAGGGCCAGGTTGACCTCGTGCAATGGTCGAATACCCTGCCGGCCGGGACCGTCCGCGGTGTACGTGATGTTGCCGGGCAGCATCGAGATGGACGACTGTTTCAATTCGATGGGAGCCTGGAGTGCTGGGGAAACCATCTTCGCCAGAGCCTTGCCGCCCTCTTTTTTCGCTTGCTGCAGCCCCTTGATGGTGCCCAGTGTCGACATGCCCGGGCAGTCGGTGCCATAAGTATCCTCGCCGGTAACGTCCCACCGCGGTGCGATGATCGGGAACTCATCAAAGCCCTGCTCTCGAAGAAACTTTGCTTCGTTGCACCCTTGCTCATACCAACAGGAGGCGAACTTCTTGTACTTCCCGGTGAGCATGCGCGGGTTGTACTCCATGTTCGGCGTCACCATCCAATCGACCGGGACGTTCGTACCGTATTGCCCGCGATCCCAGAGCGTCTTGACCGTGCCCGACAGGTTTCTCCAGTCAATGTCGTTGGTTCCTGGAACCACACCGAACTCCTCGACCAGCTGGAACACCGTCATCGGATACTCACGAAAGAACGTGTTGATCAGGCCGCGCTTGTTCATTGCCATCGCAAAGGATCCGATGGGGTAGGAATAGGCGCGGATCACCGACTGCTCGTCCTCGAGAATACCGACAGCCGCTGAGGCAAACAGGCCCGCGTCCCCGTACATCATGGGCATCACGTTGTAGATGTTCGATTTGGCGAAGATCGCCAGCATCCTGCGCGTGACCTCATGCAACCAGCTTTTGACAGGGCCGTACTTGGCCATGTCCTGATCGAGGATCGTCAACTTCATCCAGGGGCGCGCCGGAGACGTCATGCCGGCATGCATTCCCGCCTTCAGCGTTCGCAGAGCCAAAGTCGCTGTTGCGTCGATGATGTTCTGGTTCCGGCGATCGCCCTTGTTTTTGTCATCCACGAACCAGCGCGTACGCCGCGGCGAGACCATCTTGGCCAGTTCCGACCAGTGAGTCCGAAACGTGGATCGGTCGTTGAGCATCTCGGCCTGCATGATGCCGTACTTCTCACGCTTGGTGAGTCCGGTGGTCCTGTCCGCTGCGTCCCGATAGGAAGCCAGTTGCACTTATAGCCCCAGCAGAGTCTTAGTCTGCACGTTGGATTGAGAAATCGATCCGAGCCCGGATGGACTCGTCATGATCGTGGAATTACGGCCTGTCTTAACACCAGGCCCCTTGGTTCCTGCAGTGAGATCCGGCGCCGCCACTGTCGTGGGAGGCTTTGGCACAGTGGGAGCCGCAGGAGGGCTGGTCGCTGGTGGCTTTGGGACACCCCCTGCCAGTAGCTTGTTGAGCAGCAGCCCGGCGCCCACGCCGGCCGCCACCACTCCGACGTCTCGAATGAGCGGATGCTTCCCTGGGGCATTCGCTTTAGCACCACCGAAGACCACTGCCACAGTCTGGCTCACAGATCGAGGCGCTTTCCTTGGGTGATGTCCAGATCCACGTATCCCATCAGATGCAGGATCGAGTGCAGGGCCGGGTGAGCCAGCTTGGAGTGGTGTGTCACTATCTGGACACCCTCCTCACGCAGTGCGATCTCGGTGTGCTTGATCAGCCGGTAAGCATTTCGGAAGTTTCGGAAAGACGGATGCACGAAGAGCACATCTTGGTGGGCCTGCAGGCTGCTGCGGTAGTGCAGGTTATATGCCATACAGAAGACGGCATAGCCAATCAGCAGGCCGTCTTGACGAGCAGTATAAATCCGAAGAAGACCCTCCCCATCCATCTCCAGGTAGCGTTCGATGTTGGGATCGAGAGGGATATCTTGGAATGCGGAGATCTCTTCAAAATGCTGGACCAACAGGGGCTTGGCCTCTTCGAAGAACGATGCGAATGGCTCCCGTGCAAATTGGGTCTGGATACGTGTCTTTTCCGCAACAGGCATGCGCGGAACTTGACACAAGAGTTTTCCACAGTCAAGGGATTGTATGATTTATTTTTGACACTACCCGGCGTTGGGGTCGAAATCGTGTTTGGCCACCGACGTCATGCCCAACTCCCCCGGATAGGATTCGGCCGGCATCTCTTCGAAGAAGAAGGTATTGGCCAGCGCGTCCATGTAGTCGGGAGAATACCCGAGCCTGGCCTTGACCAATCCCTTGTCTTCCAATGCCAGCTTACCAGCGATGAACGTGTAGGTTCGTGAAGTCAGTTCGGTCAGCAGTTCCGGCACATTCGGCAAATGTCCACCCTTGCGAACCCATTCGGCCATCCGGAAGTGCATTTCGGTGGTGACGTTGCGGTAGCGGTGATCCGTGGCCGGCGCATGGTAGGTGATGGGGAACGCGGAATACCCGCCGTTGTTGAGGATATCGAACACGCCGTGACCCCAGTGGCCCGTGTCATCGATGAACACCGGCACCTCCGACTTGCGCTCCTTGCCCCACTTGGCCACCGCGGAAGCCACACGTGCGGCGATCGCCACGGTATCGGCATTCCGCATCGGCACAGGATTCGGCGGGCAATAGAGACCTTGCCGCGGGAAGATGACCGTTCGATCGTCACCGAATCGCGCCACGTCTACTCCCAGCCGCTTCTGTGCCCATTCGTAGAGATGCGGTTCAATGACGCGATCCATCGCAGCCTGGACGTCCTCAATGCCCAGCAAGGCGTTGATCGAGGATGGTGGGAACTGCCCGAGGATCGTCGCCATGATCCAGGGATTGTCCTTGCCATAGAGTCGGATCTGTTCACGCGCATTCTCGATATTCACGCGAGGGGATCGATTGGGATCGTCGGGATCGCCCGTGATGCGGATGATGAAGAACTTCGCTCTCAGCCGAGTGGCCGCCTCGTAGAGTGCGCCATCAAGACTGGTGGGATTGCCCGACATCACCAGCTTGGCCCACTTGAATTCACTGGTGAAGATCTGCAATCCCGATTGCAACACTGGCACTGGAGTGTCGCCAGCTTCATCCATCAGCACGAGGATGAACGGCGCATGGAGTCCAGAGAGTGTGCGGCCCTGCGCGGCCTTATCGGCTTTCTTGCTCCAGCTGCGCGCCTCAAGGAACCACGTCTCCGGATGATCCTTAGCGAAGATCCGCTCTGATCTCCAGGTGAATGCACGTTTCAGTAACTCACTGCGCGCCTGCCAGTTCGCGAACTCTGGCCAGAGATTGGCTTTGAGATTGTCATCAGTGATGGAGATGCAGACGCCCTTCGGATGCTCGACGAGGCCGCCATAGCACAGCAGGAAATTCCAGCCCATGATAGCCATAACGGCCGTCTTACCGGGGCCGGCACAGGCCTGCAGCGAGATGCATAACTTGTCAGGATCCTGCGAGGGAAATACGCGCAGCGCCTCCTCCTGCCATTTGTCCGGTGTGAACTTCAGTTCCTCATAGGCAAATGCAACAGGGTTTTCACGCCAGTAGCGAATGCGTTCAGGGCCGTTCATTCGACAGCTGAACCAGTTCGCCCAAGGTCATGGTGGTCTCGACCTTATCAACCGGCTTGAATCCGTTGCGGTCGAGTGCGGAATTGATGGCGCCGAGCCGCTGGGGATGATTCTTATTCGCGATGATCTCGG